ATACGGCAACCAATTGGCGGCGGATCTAGTCGCCAAGCGTGACGAGCTGCGGGCCGTCACTGAAAAACTCAACGGAGAAATCCAACGTGTCACGACCCTGTACCGCCGCGCCCTCGATGCGCAGCCTGAGGCGCTGCCTCCTGCTCTGTTCACTGTTGGCTTTGTCCGCGTGTGGAACAACGCCCTCTTTGGCACCGCAACCTCAAGCGCAGCCGCAGTGCCTTCCACCGGCACCACCACCGGCGGAGCTGATGCGACTCCCTCCGGCTCCTCAGCCGCTGACGACCTGATCGCGGGAGTCACCCGCGCTGACCTGCTGGCCAACCAAATCCGCAACGGCGAGGGCTATGCCGCCTGCCGTGCCCAGCTAACGCAACTGATCGAATGGAATACACGCAATGGACGTAACTGATATCGCCACAGAAACGGAAGAGGCATTCCGCGAGCAGGCGCTGGCGGCGCGAGGCGCAGGCCGGGCGCACTACACCGGGCCTCGCATCACGCACTGCGAGAGTTGCGGCGACCAGATCCCCCCAGCACGCAGCGAGATCCTGCCAGGCGTTGAGCTGTGCGTGAGCTGCCAGGAAGACATCGAAAGGATGGGCGGCCGATGAGCACCATCGAGCTGCCGGTCTGGCAGCTAATTAGCATCGGCGTTGGCCTGGTCGGCGCAATGATGGCCCTCCTCAAGCTGCTGCTCGCCGCCATCGAGCGCCGTCTGGATCAGCGCTTTGCGCACATGGACGGACGCTTCGAAGAACTGGCCAAGGACTCCGACCGGCTACGCCAGGTCGAGCTTGGCCTGGAGAAACTGCGCGGGGAAATGCCCCTGCACTACGTGCGCCGCGAGGACTGGGTGCGCAACCAAACCGTCATCGAGGCCAAGCTCGACGCTGTGGCTCTCAAACTTGAAAACGTGCAGCTCCGGGGAGCCCGTCCATGAACATTGATCCTGCCAAGACCCGCCGCGAGTCGATGCGCTGGCTCATCCTGCTGACCCTGAACACCAGTCGCCCAATTGATCCGCACGAAGCGGTAGTGCTGTCGACGGTACAGGGCATGTACCCCGACGCCACCGCGCTGGAGCTGCGTCGTGAGCTGGACTACCTGGCCGACCGTTCCCTGGTCACGATTGAGAAGTCGCCGGCCGGCCCCTGGGCTGCTGGGCTTACCTCGCTAGGCGTCGATATCGCCGAGTACACCGTCGATTGCCGTCCAGGCATCGCCCGCCCAGTGAAGTATTGGTAATGCCGCCGCGTAGCAAAGTCGCCGCCCTGCCGCCAGAAGTAAAGAGCTGGCTGGATCAGTCGCTGGTGGAAAATAACTTCGGCGGATACGAACAGCTGTCGGCGGAGCTGGAATTGCGTGGCTACTCCATTGGCAAGAGCGCGCTGCACCGCTACGGCAGCGAGTTCGAGGACAAGCTGGCCGCCCTGAAGATGTCCAGCGAACAGGCCAAGGCCGTGGTCCAGGCAGCGCCGGATGACGAAGGCGCGGTCAACGAAGCGTTGATGCGACTGGTGCAAGAGCACCTGTTCAAGTTGCTCATGGCCGCTGACGGAAAGATGGACCTGCCCAAGGTGGCCAAGGCCGTTGCCGAGCTGGGTCGGGCGTCTGTCGTCCAGGCGAAATGGAAGACCGAGGTGCGTGCCAGGGCGGAAGCTGCTGCCAACCAGGTCGAGAAGATTGCCAAGAAAGGCGGCCTCAGCGCTCAGACCGTGGACGAGATTCGTCGCGAGATTCTGGGGGTGGCATCGTGAATCTGATCCATCAGTGGAGCGACGAAGACGGCATTTGGTTAGATGCCAACGAGCAGAGCCTGGTGTCCGCCAGGGCTGCCGGCTGGAAGACCAGGACCGTTGTCAAAGTGGCCGACGCGCCGCTGCCTGAGTCGGTGCGCTGCTCCCTCATGAACCTCATCCGCGATGACGGCTATGCAGCGTCGTTCCAGTCGCTCGGGCAGTACCGGACGGCATTGCTCCGTGCGATCCGTGAGGATCAGGCGCGATGAGCCATACACTTTCCCCGCTTACTCAGGCGCTCAGGTCTGAAGGCATCGGCAGCACTCCCGTTGTGCTGCTGCCTTATCAGCAAAAATGGATCGGCATCCGGGCGCCGCTGAAGGTCGGCGAGAAGTCGCGGCGTATCGGCCTGACCTGGGCGGAGGCCGCTGATAACGTCCTGGTCGCAGCCGCCTCCAAGAGCGCCAAAGGCCAAACTGTCTATTACCTGGGCTACAACCAGGACATGACGGTCGAGTACATCCAGGCTTGCGCGATGTGGGCGCGTGCCTTCGACTACGCGGCCGGCGAGATCGAAGAAGGCATCTGGCCGGACGAGGACAAAGAGAAGCACATCAAGACCTACACCATCGTATTCCCCTCGGGGCACCGGATCGTGGCGCTCACCAGTCGCCCGAGCAACTTGCGGGGTCGTCAGGGTGTGGTGGTGATCGACGAAGCGGCGTTCCACCAGGATCTGGCCGAGCTGCTGAAGGCAGCGCTCGCCCTGCTGATCTGGGGTGGTGAGGTCCATGTGATCAGTACCCACGATGGCACCGAGAACGCTTTCAACGAGTTGATAGAAGAGATCCGCGCCGGTAAACGAAAGGGGCATCTGTTCCGCTGCACCTTCAGCGAGGCGGTGGCCGAGGGCCTTTATCACCGGGTTTGTATGCGCCGTGGCATCCCCCACATCCAGGAAGAAGAGGACGCCTGGGTCGCGGACGTTTACAGCTTCTACGGCGACGCGGCTACAGAAGAGCTGGACTGCGTGCCCAGCCAGGGCGGCGGCGCGTACCTGTCGCTGGCCCTGGTCGAGAGTCGCACCAGCCGGGACTCCCCAGTGCTGCGCCTCAAGTACCCGCAGGGGTACGAGACGGCTCCGGAGCACGTGCGCCTGGCTGAGTCGCTGGAGTGGTGTGAGCGCGAGCTGCTGCCGCTGCTCAAGGACTTGCCAACCAATGTGCAGAGCTTCTATGGGATGGACTTCGCCCGCTCGGGTGACCTGTCCGTCTTCTGGCCGGTCCTCAAGGAGCAGGACCTGCGCAAGCGGACGCCCTTCGTGCTGGAGATGCGCAACGTTCCGTTCAAGCAGCAGGAGCAGATCCTGTTTTACATCGTCCGGCGCCTGCCCAACTTCCTCAAAGGTGCGCACGACGCACGAGGCAATGGTCAGCAGATCGCCGAGGCCGCTGCCGTGGAGTTCGGGTTCAACCGCATTGAGCAGGTCATGCTCACCGAGGGCTGGTATCGGGACAACATGCCGCCATTCAAGGCCGCGCTGGAGGACGACACCCTCTATGGAATCCCGGCCGACAAGGACGTTACCGGCGACATCCGGGCTTTCCGGGTGGTGAAAGGCGTGGCGCGCATCCCTGAGCAACGCACCACGGAGAAAGGCGGCGATAAGCGTCACGGTGACGCAGGCGTTGCCCTGGTCCTGGCTGACTTCGCCAGTCGCCAGGAAGTAGAGATTTTCGAATATCACCGCGTCTCACCCTCAGCCCAGCACGACCGACAGGTCCAGCGTGGGGCGGGTTGGCGCTCTGGAAAAGGCATCTGGTAATGGCACGCTCCCCTATCGTCGACCAATACGGTCGCGCCATCGAATACGATCAGCTCACTGAGGAGCTGGCTGCACCCCGTGTCACCAGCGTGCGCCAGGTTTGGCACCCCTCAGTGGCAGCGGGCCTCACGCCGGAACGGCTCGCAGGGCTGCTGCATGCGGCCACGGAGGGTGACGCCCGCGACTACCTGACTCTCGCCGAAGAAATGGAGGAGCGAGACCTGCACTATGCGTCGGTGCTGGGCACGCGCAAGCTCGCCCTCGCAGGGCTCAACATCCGCGTTGAAGCGGCCACCGATGACGCTGAAGACGTGCGCCGAGCAGACATGTTGCGCGAGGTGGTCGACTCGGCTGAATTCGGCGAGCTGCAAACAGACCTGACTGACGCGCTGAGCAAAGGCTACTCGGTGGCCGAAATCATGTGGGATCGCAGCGGAAAGACGTGGATGCCGGGGCGCTTCGAATGGCGCGACCCGCGCTTCTTCATGTTTGACCGGGAGACGGGTCAAGAGCTGCGCCTGCTCGATGAGGCCGACATGGCCTATGGCATCCCGCTGGCTCCATACAAGTTCATAGTGCATCGGCCGCGCCTGCGCGCTGGTCTGCCGATCCGTGGCGGTCTGGCGCGCCTGGCGGCGGTTGCCTACATGTGCAAGGCGTGGACTTGGAAGGACTGGATGGGCTTTGCCGACATCTACGGTATCCCAATGCGGGTAGGTCGCTATGGTCCGAACGCAAGCAGGGACGATATCGGCGTGCTGATGGCGGCGGTGGCCAACCTCGGGAGCGATGCCGCCGCCGTTATTCCAGACTCGATGCGCATCGACTTCACTCAGGCCGCCAACGTCAACGGCGCCGGTGACTTCTTCAAAGGGCTGGCCGAATGGTGGGACAAGCAAATGTCCAAGGCCATTGTCGGCCAGACCATGAGCGCCGACGACGGGGCGAGCCTGGCGCAGGCCAAGGTGCATAACGAAGTGCGGCTGGATCTGCTGGAGGCCGATGCCAAAGCCGAATCGAACACGCTGAATCGGATGTTCGTGCGGGCTTTCTGCGACCTGAATTTTGCACCAGGTCGACCTTACCCCCGCCTGATCATTGATGTGCCAAAGCCCGAGAACCTTGAGCTATTCATCAAGGCGGTGCAGGCGTTTGTCCCTCTCGGGCTGAAGATTGAGCAGTCGGTTGTCCGTGACAAGTTCGGCATACCTGAGCCTGCGAAAGATGCCGAGGTGCTTGGGGTTTCGGCTCCGGCCGGGGCGCCAGTGGCCACGGCCCTCAACCGTGAACAGGCTGCTGCCCCGGCTGCTGTGGCAGATATCGTAGACAACCAAGTCGTTACCCTGGAGGCGGCCGTCGCCGCGCCCATGGATGACATGGTGAATGCGATCAAGGAGATCGTGGACTCGGTGTCCAGCCTAGAGGAGTTGCGCGACCGGCTAATTGAAGCGTACCCAGCGATGAGTACTAAGCAGCTCGCCAATGCTATGGCTGACGGCATGGCCGCAGCCAGTATGGCTGGGCGGTACGATGTGCTACGGGGATTATAGGGTGTAGCTATATATGTCCCGGTAGGCATCAACAGCTTCGTTGACCATGCGCAAGATCTCCCGTTCCTCCCGATTAACTTTGGTCGCCTTATCAGTTATGCCTTTAGGAGAGCATGCCTCAACTCTAACGGTCTCGGGGGTCGGCAGCGCATCAGTGGGAAGAGAATGTAGTGTGAATTCATCGTTCCATCTGGATATGACCTGTAGCTGCCCTTTGGCGATAGCCCGCGCGGCATCGGCAAGTTCTGGAGCGTAGCGGAAGCGGAGTCCAGCCTCTTCAATAGCTTGAGCAAGTTTGAAAAATTTAGCCAGCCGGCCGTCTCTCGGCCCTATCCCACCATATCCCCCGGATTGGTCAGTAATCGCCGACAGCATGGGAGCAAATGAGAGTTCGAGCGCCTGGTTGAGCTGCTGCAGTGTTACCGCTGCTGCGTGCTCTGCGGCGGCTAATTTTAGAGTGAGCTTTGAAAAGCTCAGCTCAGTGACCTTAGGAAGTACCGCAATCACCAGACCCGCGCTGAGATAAATAGCTGTGAGCCCAACGAATTCAGATCCTAAAAGCGCTTTGGATGTGAGCAATTCGTTCGCGTGATAGACACCCGCTCCAGCTACCAGGGCGCCGAAACACGGCAGTCGGAAATCTTTCCACTCCATACGATGATCCTTTCAGTGAGGACTACAGATGTCAGTATCTTACGGCTCGCTACCATTTAAAGAACAGATCGACTACTTCAAGGGCAAGACCAGTATGCCGTCCCGCGCCTGGACGGATCTGTATGCGGCTGAGCACGACTGGGCGTTTGTCGTGGCTGGGGCAACTAGGCGTGACCTGCTGACTGACATGCGCGGCGCCGTGGAGAAGGCTATTGCAACCGGGCGCACCCTGGAGCAGTTCCGCACGGACTTCGACAGGATCGTTAGTCAGCATGGCTGGGAGTACAACGGTGGCCGGGCCTGGCGGACGCAGACCATCTTCGAAACGAACCTTCGGCAGTCCTACAACGCTGGCCGCGAGGCGCAGATGGCTGACCCGGAGCTGCGCAAGGCGCGCCCCTATGGCTTGTATCGCCACGGCGACAGTGCCAATCCGCGCCCCCAGCACCTGGCTTGGAATGGCACGGTGCTTCCGCTCGATGACGCCTGGTGGTCGACCCACACCCCGCAGAACGGCTGGGGCTGCAAGTGTAAGAAGTTCATGGTCAGCGCTCGCGACGTTGAACGCATGGGGCTCAAGGTTGGCCCGGCCCCGGTGGTCGAGTACGAAAGCCGCGTCATCGGTGTCAACAGCCCAAATGGCCCGCGCAGCGTCCGCGTGCCTCTGGGCATTGATCCTGGGTTTGAGCATGCGCCGGGCCAGTCGCGACTGTCATCAGCCGTGCCGCCGCTGCGGGCGCATGACCCGCTTCCTACACCTGGTGCTCAACCAAGCCCGGTGCCGAGCGTTGGGCTGCCTAACCGTCGCGCTCCTGGTCCGCTGCCTGAGCCCCGGCCAGCAGCGGTAAGTCGCGTGATGCCGGAAGGCTTGGCCGAAGAGGAGTACGTCGGCCGGTTCCTGGGTGAGTTCGGCGCTACCGAGGCTGCCCCTGCCGTGTTCCGCGACAAGGTAGGTGACAGCGTCGTGATTGGTCGAGGCTTGTTCGCTGATGCCAAAGAGGGCGCATTGAAAGTCAGAGGCCGCCACCTGCTGCTGCTGGCCGATGCGTTGCAGGAGCCGGACGAAGTGTGGGTCAGGCTCGAATGGATGGCCGAACAAAACAAGGCAGTGCTGCGTCGTCGATATATCAGCCGCCTCGAACTGGATGGCGAAGCGGTGCCCGCGCTGGCGGTGTTTGAAGTCGGCCCGGATGGCTGGGATGGCATTGCCACACTCACCCAGGCCAGCACTGATCCTGAGTACCTGGAACAGTTGCGCATTGGTGTGAGGGTCTATCGCCGCCTGGATGGCGATTGATCCACCCTTTACATATAAAAGGAGGCAGCCATGGCCGGCGCGATACTTGAAGTAGCATTTGACGCCTCGGTGGTTGGGCGCGAACTGGAGGCGTTGATAGAGCGCCTGAGTTCGCTGCGGACACCGCTCAACGACATCGCCGAATATCTGCACATGTCCACGGATAGCCGGGTCCGCCGCCAGATCGCGCCGGATGGCTCGCCTTGGGCACCACTGTCGCCGCGCACCCTGGCCAGAAAGAAAGGCACCAAGATCCTGCGCGAGTCCGGGGCCTTGCTCGATACACTTCGTCATCAGGTGAGTGATGACGGGCTCGACTTTGGCACCGACCGTCCTTATGGGGCCATCCACCAGGACGGCGGCAAGATCGAGCACGCCGCTCGATCACAGCAGGTCTACTTCAAGGAAAAGGGTGGCGTGGTTGGCAACCGCTTCGTGAAAAAGAGCAAGTCCAACTTCTCCCAATGGGTGACCCACGGAGCTAGATCCGTCGAAATGCCAGCTCGACCCTACCTCGGGTTGTCGGCTGAGGACGAAGCAGAGATCCTGGAGATCGTTGCGAGCTATTTGAAGGGTTAAACAGGCCTTCTAAAAACGCGCTGATTTGAGCGCTCTGGAGGCCTTAGGCGGTGCATCCGGTTGGGAATCGAGCCAGAGCACCGTTAGATTACCGTTAGATTTGGTTCTGGAGCTATTCCAGGCCCTCAATCGACATCGCGATTCTTCGAAAGGCTGGAAAACCTCAAAAAGTGACCCGCTCACCTCACTTGGCGAGGTAGCATTCACTTCCCTCCCGCAGTCACCTTCAGCCGACCCAATCCTTGCGTCGAGCTTAAAAACACCCTGCTCGATCTGCCGCACACACTGGCGGCATGAAAACACTTCTCGCACTGAACACAGACCTCTCCGCACTGGCCGTCATTGATGGTCAGGCGCCGCAGTGGGTCGAACTGATCCCGCCAGGTCCATACGTTCGCGGACTGGATGGCCGCGAATGGTTGTTCAACGCGGACTCCCAGCAGCTGGTTCTGTCCTCCTTCACAGGCAGGGGCATTGATCTGCCCATTGACTGGGAGCATGCCACTCAGCACCGCGCCCCGAAGGGCGAGGCAGCACCCGCCAGCGGTTGGATCAAGCAGTTGGAAATCCGCGAAGGCGCGCTGTGGGGCAACGTCGCCTGGACGCCAGACGCTGACACCCAAATCACCACCCGCCAGTACCGCTTCATTTCTCCGGTGTTCGACTACGTCGAGTCCACCGGCCAGATCGTCCGCCTGGTCAGCGCTGGCCTGACCAACACGCCCAATTTCACCATGACCGCCCTCAACCAGGAGGGCCAACCTCAGGAGTTCACCACTGTGAAATTCCCCGCTGCGCTGTTGGCGTTATTCGGCCTGGCCGAAACCGCTACTGAAGACCAGGTCATTGCCGCCGCTACCGACCTGAAACAGACCGCTCAGGCCGCAAACCGCGAAACCAACGACATCACGCGCTTCATCCCCCGTGCGGATTACGACAAAGCGGTGTCCCGTGCCACCAATGCCGAGGAACAGCTCGCCACCCTCCAGAAGGCGGAGCACACCAAGGCGGTGGACGCGGAGATCCAGGGCGCACTGACCACCGGCAAGATCACCCCGGCTACTGCTGAGTACTACCGTGCGACGTGCTCCGAACAAGCCGGCCTGGAGCGCTTCCGCGAGTTCGTGAAAGCCGCGCCATCCGTTGGCGACCCGTCCGGCCTGGGCGGCGAGCAGCCCCACAAGACCTCTACTGCGTTGAATGCTGAGCAACAGGCCACCTGCGCCCAGCTCGGCCTCGACCCGGCGGAGTACACCAAAACCCTGAAGCCCGAGGCCTAAGTCATGGCGCTGACCGCTGACCGCAATACCCCGCTCAAGCAGACCGACATCCTAGTGATCGGCGTAGGTGCCGGTGTGCGCATCTTTGCCGGATCGCTGATCGCCCTGAGCGCCACTGGCTTTGCCATTCCGGGCAAGACCGCCACCGGCTTGACCTACGTCGGCCGCGCTGAAGAGTCGGTAGACAACACCACCGGGGGCGATGGCGCCGTGTTCGTGAAGGTTCACCGCAACCGTGCATTCAAGTGGGCGAACGACGGCACCGTCACCCAAGCCCGCCTGTTGAAGCCGGTTTACATCGTCGATGACGCGACCGTCGCGGCGACCGATGGCACTGGCACCCGCTCGGCCGCTGGCCTGCTGGTGGGCATCGACTCCGACGGCGTCTGGGTCGAGTAACCCTCTCTATATAGGAGCGCATAGCGCATGTTGGTAAACAAATCTGCCATTCAAGCCGTCTTCATTGGCCTGAAAACCCTGTTCAACAATGCCTTCGCGGCCGCGCCCAGCACCTGGGAGAAGATCGCGATGAAGGTGCCATCCAGCACCGGCAGCAACCTCTATGCCTGGCTCTCGGCGTTTCCGAAGATGCGCCGCTGGGTGGGCGAGAAGCACGTCAAGAACCTCCAGGCCTACAGCTATTCGGTGACCAACGAAGATTTCGAGGCCACCGTAGCAGTCGACCGCAACCACATCGAAGACGACCAGCTGGGCATCTACCAGCCGCAGGCCCAGATGGCGGGTTTCTCGGCCAAGCAGTTGCCGGACGAGATCGTTTATGAGCTGGTGAACGGTGGTTTCTCCTCGCTCTGCTATGACGGCCAGTACTTCTTCGATACCGACCACCCAGTGGCGGGTCAGAGCGTCAGCAACATGAGCACCAAGGCGCTGACCATCTCCACCCTGGCGGCCGCTCAGGCGAGCTATGGCGCTGCTCGCACCGCCATGCGCAAGTTCAAGGACGAAGACGGCCGCCCGATCAACTGCATTCCGACCGTGCTCCTGGTGCCACCAGCACTGGAAGACACCGCACGGGCGCTGCTGACCGTGGACCGCCTGGAAGACGGCAAACCCAACCCGTACAAGGGCACTGCCGAGCTGGTGGTGGAGGCCCGACTCACCTCAGATACCGCCTGGTTCCTGCTCGACACCAGCAAGCCCGTCCGCCCGTTCATCTACCAGGAGCGCAAAGCCCCGGTGTTCGTGCAGCAGATCGACGCCGAGGCCGAGGACGTGTTCAACCGCAAGCAGTTCAAGTTCGGTGCTGAAGCGCGGGCTGCGGGCGGCTACGGCTTCTGGCAGATGGCGTTCGGCTCGACCGGTACGGGAGCCTAATCATGGGCGTGCTCATCAAGTCCAAGACTGATGGCTTTCGTCGCGGTGGCATCGCCCACCGCGCCAAAGGCACCTACTACCCGGACGGCATCCTCACCCAGGAGCAGTTGCAGCAGTTCAGCCAAGAACCGCAGCTGGTGGTGGTAGCGCAGGCAACCCCAGCAGGTGCGGTGGGCCAGGACGATGAGTCGCAGCGCCTGCTGCAGGAAATGGGCGACACCATCGCGGCGCTGCAGCACGAACTGGATCAGGCCAATACCGGCCGGCTGCTGGTTATCTCCAACCTGGATCAGGCCACCGCCGAGCTGCTGGCGGCTCGCTCCGAGCGACTGGTCCTGCTCGATCATCTGGCGGCCGTTCCTGCCTTGGTCGTGGAAGCGGCAAATCTTCTGGTTCCAGAAGAACCCGTGCAGGAAGGCTTCATTTTGATCAAGGCGGAGAGCCTGGCCGCGCTCATCGCTGAACACCTTCAACCGCAGCAGAAGACGCCGGAGGCGCAGGACGATGCAAACAGGTCGACGCTCAGCAATGCCGGCGGTGATGAGCCGCCGAATCCGGCGCCGGTTCCGGCAGTGGCTGCGGCAGATGGTGCTCCGGCCGGAGCTGTAGCCCCGGACAAAGCGGCGGGTAAACGTGGCAAGGCAGCACAGAAGGAAGCTGATTAATGAACCTCTCGCTGCCGAGCGCAATCGCGGTCATCACCCGCTTTGGCTCCAAGGAAATGGCTGAGCTTGCAGTGCCTGCACTCAGCCGACCTATCGAGGGCGAGCTGCTGGAAGCGGCTGCCAAGGGTGAGCCCCTGGACGACTGGGATGCCGAGGATGTGGCATCTGCTGTAGCGGCCCTGGCACGGATCGCCGACGCCGCGACCCGCGCTCGCAGTGAAGTTCAGTTCTATCTGCGCTACCGGCTCCAGGGCGAGGACGCCCCGGACTGGGTAGCCGATGACCTGCCCGAGCTGACCAGGTTCCACCTGTACGGCGAGAAGGCCAACGCCGAATCGGCTGTGCGTCTGCGCTACAAGGACATCATTAAGCGGCTGGAAAGCCTGGCCGCTGAGGACGAGAAGCGCGGCGCGGCCGAGGCCGGGCAGTCCGGTCTGCAGATCAGCCATCAGCCGCGGATGTTCAGCCGCACCACGCTCAGGGGGCTGTGATGCTGGGCGAACTGGAAGACGCCATCCAGGCCCGGCTCGCGCAGCTGAAGGAACAGCTGCCGCGCCTGCACCTGGACAGCTACGGCGGAGAGTTGAGCGACCCGGATTTGCTGGTCGACCTGCTCAAGAACACCCCGTCGGTTCTGATCACCACCCCAAAGGTGGTGTTCAGGAAAGCGGGCCAGAACCGCCGATTCGCCGCTGCGGTGGTGTTCCGTCTGGTCATTTCCAGCACCTCGGTCCGGGGTGAGCGGGAGACCAGGCGCGGCACGGTGGCCCGCGATCCGGGCAGTTACTGGATCTGGGAGCAGTGTATGCACCTGCTGACTGGGTGGCAGCACAAGGAAGGCGGCGCCCGCGTTGCACCGACCGAGTTCGCCAACCTGGTCAATGGCAAGTTCCAAACCAGTCACCTCTCGGTGCTGGGCCAGAGCTTCGCCATCGAACTGGACTGGATCATTCCGGAGTTTGAAGCCGGGACACCAGACCTTGAAGGCATCGACATGGCCTTCCGTGTTCCAGCCGACAACCCCGAGCCCGTGGCTCAAGACCACGTTGATTTGAGGAACTTGTGATGCTTGTCACCGCAGCACCAGGTCATCGCGTGCCGATGGCTGGAGAGCCACGAAAGTACATCGAGCCCGCACCGGGCGAACCGGTGGAAGTACCTGACAACTCCTACTACCAGCGCCGCCTCATATCCGGCGAGCTGGTGGAAGTTGAGCCCAGCAACGCCAAACAGAGCGGTGCCAAACCAGCCGCTAAAAGGGGCGCGAAATGACCATTGAATTCGACACCATTCCGGCGAGCATCCGAAAGCCGGGTGCCTACATGGAGTTCAACACCAAGCTCGCGGTGCGAACTCTTCCGACCAATGCCCAGTACATTTGCCTGATCGTTCCGTTGGGCGCGGGCGCAACTGCTGCGCCGAACGTGCCTGAGCAGGTCTACAGCGCCGACGAGGCCAAGGCCAAGTTCGGTAATGTAGCCGAGGAAATGGTGGCTGCTGCCATCGCGGCGAATCGCTACGTCGCGATTTCCTGTGTCGGTGTCATCGTCGAGGGCCAGACCGAGCCAAGCATTACGGCTGCGCTAGCAGCTACTGCACTGGGTGGGTTCACCATCCTGGTTCCTGCCTGGTTCAGCACGGCTGCCATGACGGCACTGCGCACGCACATCAACACCTACACCGACTCTATCGAACAACAGTCGATCATCGGTGTTGGTGCAGTAACCACTACCCTGTCCGCCGCCACTACCCTGGCTGCAGACCTGAACTCGGGGGCGATCTGCCTCGCGGTCATGCCGGGCACTGCATCGAGCGCCCGCCAGGTCGCGGCCGCGTTCGCATCGGTCGTGGCGTTCGAGGAAGATCCGGCGCGCCCGCTCAACACCCTGGTCTTGACGGGCATTCAGGTGCCGACGATTGCCAGTCGACTGGGCCGGACAGAGCAGGAAACCTGCTTGGCCAATGGCGTGACGCCACTGGAGGTCGGGCCAGGTAACACCGTACAGATCGTTCGGGCGGTGACTACCTACACCAAGTCGGCGGCCGGGGCCAATGATGTGTCGCTGCTCGATCTGACCACCATCCGCACCCTCTATTACGTCCGCGAGTCCAGTCGTGACCGTGTTCGCCTGCGTTTCCCGCGAGCCAAACTGTCCAGCCGGACACCGGCTGCCGTGCGCAGTGAGCTTCTGGATGTACTTAAGAAGCTGGAAGAGCTGGAGATCGTCGAGAACGTTGATGAGAACGCACCCGGACTCATCGTTGAGCGCTCGGAGCAAGACGTGAACCGACTCAACGCATCGATCCCCGTCGATGTCGTCAATGGCCTG